TCAATTAAGTATCTAACATTGTCACTATCACCGGCATCTGTAATAAATACATCTAGTGTGTCTGTTGTGGTTAGAATATTAGCAAAACGAAGACCTACAACCGCATCATCGCTGTCTGCTGTAAAGATAGTGGTAGCAGAATTTGTTATTCTTTTACCATTTGATTCAAAATCTTGTGCCATATTTCCTCCTTAATTCTTATATCACAGCGCAATCGCCATCGCAACCGCGAACCCTGGTGTTGCTTTAGAGTCTAGCTGAGTCTGTATGTTTGATGTTACGCCGTCTGTATGGTTTAATTCAGCTGCTGTTGCAGTAACATTAGTTCCACCTATGTCCAAAGTTGTCATAGATACCTCTCCAGCAACAGTTAAAATTCCACTTGCAACTGTCATTAAATCAGTGTCACCGGTGTGTCCTATAGTTGACCCATTTATTATAACATTGTCTACGGTTAACGTGGTTAATGTGCCTAAAGATGTAATATTTGCTTGAGCTGCTGTCTGTAGTGTTCCTGCAAGTTGTGTTGCCGTTAATCTACCTGTGCTAGGATTGTATGTAAAATCACCATCTGACTCTAGCCCAACATTACCTGTAGCAGAAGTATCCTCAATAAAAGGTATTAAATTATTTTCATCTGTGCTTTCATTGTCAGCCACAGAAACGTGAGCTGCATTTGTGGCATTTGTTACAGTGACACCAGCTATGACTGTGTTTATTGCCGTACCACCTATTGTAATTGCATCAGCTTCTAATGTGCCATCAATATCTGCATCACCACTTACGTCAAGAGAACCTGCATCAAGTTCACCTGTTAATGTAATATTTCTAAAAGATGCTACATCTTTGTTGGCATCTGCTGTTACAACTTTACTTGCGACCACTGTTCCAACGGATGCTCCGGTATCACTATAATTAATTTCTGCTGTTGTTGCGGTAACACCGTCTAATAGATTTAATTCTGTGGCATCTGCTGTTACACCATCTAATATGTTAAGTTCTGCTGCTGTTGATGTAACTGCGGTGCTAGCTATTGAAAGCGCATCTGTTTCTAAAGTTCCATCAACATCAACATCACCAGAAATATCTAAATTAGTAAATACAGAAGTGCCTACAGCAGTTATCTTATCATTAAATGTAGCAGCTCCTGCTGCCGACATGTCAATTGTTAAAGCCGTGATCCCCGATCCACCGTCATCTCCCTTGATTATGAAATCTTTGTCCTGAACGCCTGTTGTAATTACAAAGTCACTTGATGTGTTTGATAGTGTAGCAATAGTAGTGCCACCGTCTTTGAAGAATATATCACCACCGTCTGCATCTAAAGTAATATCAGTTGTAGCATCTACAGTAAAATTACCAGGAGCAGAAAGAGTCATGTCTCCAGAACCAGGAGTTACCACAGCTTTTTCAGCTGGTAGTGTGCAGAATACAGTTTTTGTACCTGATGAAAAACTTACAGCACTATCACTGTTAGAACTTTCAAGTATTGTGTCTCTAGATAAGGTGTCTGTGCCCGAGTCAGTAACTGTGCCTATACCAACTTCAAACTCTGTGCCTGTTTCATTTACGATCGCATAGTAAGTTGTATTTCCGTCACCTATCCCTGCAACAAAAGTTTGAAAACCTGAAACCGCTCCGCCTAAATTAAGCGTGCCTGTTCCTGTTGTTGTTGAGGTTTCTTTAACTCGATCGTTTATTGCAAACGCCATTTAACCTCCTACGCTAATCTTAATACCGCTGTGCTTGTTCCGCCTGCTGGAAACTGAATTGTAAATGTTCCATTAGTTGCTGTGAAGTCACCACCAAAATCTAAAACTAAAACTGAATTGTTAGTTGGTGCACTGCCGTCTGATCTGTATATTTGAGCATACCTAGCAGTGAATGATGCACTTGTCCAAGAAGTGTCATCAAAATCAACATAAGCAGTTGATGCACTTGAACCACCAACAACTTGTGCTCCAGTTAAAGTGTTACCAGTTGTGGTGTAACCATTGCCATTTGCAACTTGGTTTGTAGTGTTATATGCAGTCGGGTCTGACGCAGAAACAGTTTTTGATGATGTGTAAAGAGCAATCTTATAAGTAGCACCACCATCAAAGTCATGATTACCTTTCAACAACTCCTCTTTAAAAACATTTGATATTACGTTTGCCATTTATATTCTCCTTATGGGTTATTTGATTGAATGGATATTCTAGGAACTCCATCCATGTATTCATCTCTTCTTCTTCGACCCATCTGTTCTCCAGCAAACGGCTGCAGAGACTGTTGATAATACTGTTCATATATTTGAAGCATGTTATCTGGGCCTTTTAAAAATTTAAAAGCTTCGACTAAGCAGGCGTAAAGCAACATTTGAGGTGCGTTTGTACTAACCCAAGTCGTCGTGTTGCTAGACGATAATCCTGTTGGTAGCGCATTATACGCTAACTCGATAGTATATGCGGCATTTGGTGCTGGAGCAAGAAGTATTGTGTCGTTGTCCCAGTTTGCATAGTATTTTGGAATACCTGTTGATGTTCTATTAGGGCTATATTCGTTGATAAAAGAGGTGTCTTTTTTCTCTAAATATATTCTTTCATTGTCTGTTAAACCACCTAAAGAGCCGGATGCACTATAAATACTCACCGTTCTAATAAAAGCGAACGTTGTAGGAGTAGCACCGGGCATTGCAACAAAAGGATCACTTGCCGTTAAGTTAGCCGTTTTGTATTGTCTAAATACATCTAAATCAACATCCCTAAATATTCTAAGTTCGGCGTGTTCTATAAAATCATTTATAATTGTGGATGTTAAAACATTACTATCTGTTTCACAATAATCTCTAATTTGGGTTACTAGTTCAGAATATGTTGTCATGGTGTTATGCTTGTAGGTCCCGCAAAGGCTTGACCTCCCCCTCCTCTTAAATTACCACTCACGGCAGTGTCAGTAGCTACAGTGAATGTATAAGTATTATCATCTACTTTAGTAATTGTATACCCAGCAGATCTTGTAATATTTGCAGCTGTTATGCCATCAAAAGTTGATGCACTATAAAACCTAACGGTATCAGAACTAGATCTGCCGTGATTAGGTTCTGTAACAGTAATTACACTGGTGCTAGCACTAGCTGTTTTAAACGCGTTCAAGGGTAATAAATTAGGAACTGAACTTTCATCTCTGTCTGATCTCGCATTTTGTAAAGCTTGTCTGTCACCCTGGTGTGTTTTTAATTCAATCTGTGGATGCTTTGCCTCAAACTCAGATATGTGAACTAAAGAACCATTCCATTCTTTAACCATTTCGTTGTATGGAAAAGCCATGCCACTTCTATCAGATATTGCCTTCGCTTTTCTACCAGTTGCAAAATTAGACATTTGGATAATACGCTTTCGGTGTTAAATAAGTGCTAGTCGAAGAACCATCTTCTGTTAATGCACGGTTTAATTCGTCTTCATAATACAGTTTCATTTGTTGTGTTAAGTCTGGTCTATATTTTTGTGCTAAATAAAAACTTAAACCTGATGTCATGCAGGGAACAAAACGATAAGGTACGTCAGTTGCGTTTGTAAAATCACCAACATCTTGTATTCTTTTTACGTAATACAAATGCATGTCAGCTGAAGCTGCTGTGCTGTCTGGTGTAGGGTAAACAAAAAGTGTAACACGATCTATTAGTCTTTGTACATAGTATTGTGTAGGTTGCCCTTTAGACAATTTATTAGATAAACCAGAATACGTGGATCTATTGATTTTAGTCATAGCCACATCTTGTTGAGATGTCTGTGTTCTGTTTGTTCGATAAGTTGCCTCTAGTATATCGTCCATTCCAAAAATAGAAGATGCAACTTGATTAGTTGTAGCTTGAGCTCTGTTGCTATCTGAAGTGTCATCAGCTGAGCTTCTAAAGAAATGATACTCTGATTGTCCTTCAACAAGATCAATATTAGTTTCATCTATTTCCCAATAGTGCAAACCTCTGTTGCCCCATTCTTGAAACATAATATTTAAAGACCTTCTAGCAGACTTCATTTGATAACCTGTAAGATTATCAAAACCTATTCTATTAAAAGCCTCTTCTATTATCTCATCGATAGCAAAAGTTTTATCGAACGTTGCTGTTCCTGAAGTAGTGTTTGGCATATCTACTCCCTATTAATAATTTTTAATCCACTCACATGTAATGGTTGCGCTATCATTAGCTGTGCAAGCTGGCATTACAAATACAACATCTCCAGTAAAGTTTGTAGCTTGGTTATTTTTAATACCACCTATAGAGCTATAATCTAAATGCCCATCTCCCTCTACTGTTAAAAAAGTTGCATCAGTGTCTGCGTCCCACATTAATTTAACAGCGTCTACTTTTGCTGTCATAGAAACGCTGTACCATACTTTATTTAAAGTAACAGTTGCTGGTGTTGACCCATCTGGTCTTGCTGTCAAAGCTGAAACATCAACAATTTTCGTGGTTCCACCTGTGCTATCAGATACATTGTTGTAATGAGTTATAAGTTTTTTATCACCCTCAAAAAGTGTTTGGTTTAATACTACGTCTGCCATTTTATTGTCCTCCTACTAAAGAGTAGGGACCATTACGCCCCTACTCAGAGTTTTAGTTATTATTGATCTGCAAATGCAGGTACGTCTGCACCTTCTGCGTAACCCCAAATGTAGTAATTGGTGCTGTCTTTAGCAACAATGTTAATCTCAAACAAACCACTGTCTGTAAGAGTTAAACTTGAGTTAGAGTTTCCGTCAGCGTAAACAGATACGTTATC